TACCGACGATCAACTTACTGCTCTCGTAGTAGCCGTATGCACCGCAATTGCTGTCAGTAAACCCATTCAGGATAGGCTTGCGACCTCTATCCCCAAGTTCCTTAACGAACAAGGGGGTAGAAGTATGATTGGTTTGGCTACCACGGGTGGTATTGCCGCTATCATATTTTTCTTAACGAAAAATTATATTATTAAGGCTTAACCTTGTACCATGTTGTTGTAGATCGAATTGTCTACACCACTGAAGTACGTAATTAAAGCACCACCGACGAAAGCACCGGCGAGAACGCCACTCAACTCCAAATGCTTCTTTCTATCACTCTTATGAAAATTCTTGACTGTACCCTTAGAACGCTTCCACATTTCATTCACAGCGAATGTGATGATGAGCGCGAGGACGGTAGCCATGGCAAAGAAAGAGCGATCGACTGCGAGACGGGGGAAATCACCGACGATGGCGCGAGCGGCGTTGGGAATAATAACAGTCAAGAAAACGAGGTTGAGATAGTAGTTATCTGAGTGTTTGGGAACTTGTGTCACAGCAAAGAACACAATCCACGAAAGTAAAGCCGCTAAGAGATCATTAACGGGTGTTTGCATTTATCATATGAGGAGATAATTATTTATCCTGAATATACTGACCACAAAATTTGGTCTTGTCTGCTAACCTGGTATATACCCCAATCGATTCACATATCCCTCTCAACTCTGTAAATTGTTCCCAAAAGTTTTTGGAGTGATCCCATTCAGGTACTGTACTATGTGTGAGTTCGTGGATAAGTACGTGCATAATTTCATTCGTATCCCCATCTAGACAAAGGGTTATGTCAGCACCCTTATTAACGTTGTAACCAACAGTTCCGGTCATTTTTTTCAAACCAGTTATGGGGATGGGATTTACTAATACAGCAAACTTTTTGTTGTTTGTTTTTTTCAAATGTTCCCTGAGAGTACGGTATCGCTCCTTAACCTCTAGGAGTTCCTTGGGTTCACGCGTGTTGAATAGAATCAATATGTTAATTAAAATTAATACAAGGAAAGGTATCATCTATTATATACAAAGATAAATTTACTATACAACTCTGAGATTGGATTCCCCCCTAAACCTTCCCAAAGTTGTAATCTAAAACCAAGATCTTCTAAGTGGGTCACCAACAGGTCTTTGTACGCGACCGGTTCAGATTTTGGTCCATCTGCATAATAAGGTGTATCTATGAGGTTTACAAATAACTTTTCACCAAACCCACCATTTCCATGGGCTTTGAGTTTGAAGAAGTTTCCTGTATCATCCTGGAGTGGTGTTTTGAATATAATCTTCTCCGAATCTGGAATAATACCAATAAGGTATCCACCCGGTTTTATGCGTTTTTTAATCTCATTAATCGAACTGAAGAACTGCTCTCTCGTTTTAAAAATATAATGGAGTGAAAAGTTAAAACACATGACATCAAATCTTCGTTTAGGGCAGTTATGAATATCACCATCGTAAAAGTTTACCCTCAAGTGCATGTTTTTTGCGCGGGATTTAGCTTCTATGAGGGCAGTGGGTTCGGGATCACACATGTTTATATTTACACCACACTTGTGCCATTTCTGTAAATCACCACCAAAACCACAACCCACATCCAAAATATGTTGCCCCGTTTGGCATATACTCTGTATGAGTTCACGTTTTGCCTCATTATGATTCTTACGAATCTCTTCCATTCTCAAATTATAGATGTATTCTTTAATCTTATATCTATTACTTAGGGCTTAAAGTTTAAAGTTGTATGAAATGTATAATGTCTCTCGAAACTGACTACACTACCGTTCCCGGGCAAGTCTTTGCGTGTATTTCCATTATTGGACCCGAATGTCCCCAGAAAAGCGACAAATTCGGTATTAAACTCCGTGGTGCTTTCGGTACACGCGATGAAGCTGCCAATCACGCCAAGCGTCTTCAGAAGGAAGATCCCACATTTGATATCTATGTTGTGGAGCAATATAAGTGGTTGTTGATCCCTCCCGACTCTAGTAAGATTGAGGACGTGCACTACACGAATGAGAAGCTCGAGGAAATCATGACTGGCTACAAGGAAAATCAGTCACAGGCTACTCGCATGTTTAACGAACGTAAGCAAGGTATGATGGAGGATAAGGTTCGTTATACACCGGGTGATGAGAACTCACAGTTTTACACCAAGCCCGATGAGGCTCCAATTCCTCACCCCGCTGAGATTCTCGAACGTCTCAAAAAGGAGAAGCCTGATACACCTATGGAGGATCTTGTTTCAGAAGCTGATACGATTGTTGCTAACGAGATTAAGGCTCGTCAGGAGAAACGTGCGGAGGAAGAGGCTAAGGTCGCTGAATCTACAATTGGTAAAATCGAAGAGAGTAAGGAAGAAGGTGAACCAGAGGTTTCTTCTGAGTAAATAATTTTCATATCTAATAATAACATGTTAACTACATTCGTGACAGTCGTTATTGTCAGTACGTTCTTTATTTTGTTTTTTGCAAGCTATGATACAAAAAGCAAAAATGAAAAGAAAAAAACCAAAAAAGAGCCTGAAGCGAGTACTACAGCTGGGTTTATCAAGGATACATATAGGGATCCTTACATCAATCATTTTATTCCTCCAAAAGTTGGAAATATAGGGACATTTGTGGCACACTCAAGTGTACCTGAGAATAACTGGTTGCATGGTTTTCCCCATAAAAAAGCCAAGTAAAAACACTGCAAATGCAATGATCCACGTTGACTTGTCAACATTTCTAAATAAATCGAAAGATTCTCTATCTTGAGGTTGATAAGGTGTCTGCGGGTAATTACTCATTTCAGACGGATGAAAGTAATACTCCTCTTCGTGAGGTTTATCATTAATTTCATCTTTCTCTTCGGGTACATTTTCAAGAATGGGGTTATATTCAATGGGGTTACCAATGTCAGTTTCCATTTTTTAATATAGAACGTGTTTTTTTTAAGCGTCTTCTTCCTCACTTTCACTTTCATCGTCTACTACAAAATCCTTCAAATTACCATTTTCATCTGCATCCTCACCTTCGTTTTCATCATCTTCACTCTCGTCGTATAATTCATCGTCTGTGTCGATATCAGAATCTATGTCATTATCTGTATCATGTTCATCGGCACAATAATCGTCTTCTAGTACTTCTTCTGTGGGCTGAAACAAGACAGGTTTCTTTATATTCCTTCCTGAACGAGTAACTAAAACGACCATTTGAGTATTAAGGTCAATTATTGTTTAAGTAGTTTTATAAGACTATTGTCTATTAATACGTGCGTTCTCGCATTACTTTTCTTTCCCTTACACAACGGGCATTGCTGTGTTATCTTATTACCCTTGATAACATAAGACATTACAGTATCGGGGTGTTCCCCCTTTACAGATTCACAATAAGATGATGTTGTTAATACCACTTGATTTGTTTTATTTCTCTTAATGTTTACGACATTTGTATCTGATTGACCTGGTATGAATTTCTGAATAAATGATTGTAATAATGGCTTTATTTCACACTGTTTAAGTTTTGGTTTTTCGACGAATTTTTTAATTTCCGGACACTTTTGAAGGTCTTCCTTTTTAGGGTAGAGGCGTTCTATTATATTAGGTGGGAGTTCGTGTCTACGCCCACAAAAATCTTTACAGAATCCATCTCTCCTCTCCCGTATGGTCTCACAACGACAAAAACACTTCTGTATAATTAGTTTACCACTGATGATAAACCATACATGATTTGAGCCATGTTCTCTTCGTAGATTCTCACAGTAATTTGAATTCGTAGCAACTAAAAATGTAGTCTTATTTTTAAAAATTTTATTAATGAAGGCATTTGATTGTCCTTCCATGTTTTTCCGAACAAATGTCTCTATATGGGATTTCAGTTCTTCATTTTGTATTTCATCCTTCGTTTCTTCATTCGTAAATGAACCCTCTCTCACGGGCATAGACGGTGGTTGAATAAATACATTTTGAGGGGCATCTGTTCGAACTGCAGACATCTTTAGAATCTCAACACTCGGGCTGGAGTCTACACGTATGATAGTACTCAATGGTTCGGGTGTATACATGAAAACGGGGAGGTATGCCAATTGATTTACTTTACCATTTTCACACCCCGTGCACCCCCTACCACTACATGTGTCATGTTTAGCTTTCTTGTACGACCAAGGCATCCTAAAACCACTCCCCTTGGTTTTCCGATGCATGTCACCATAAACAGCGGCATCTATAATTTCATTCCAATCGACGGAACTCTTAGCTTTCGAAAGTGCTATAAGAACATGTTCTCTCAAAGCGATCGCCGATACTTGATCTACAACATAATTAGGCCAATTTAGATGTACTCCGGTCTTTATCAAATTCCCAGCTTTCTTTGGTGGTGACACAGAAATGAGACATTTTTTACCGCCATGACGCTTGACCTTGTCACATATGATCTTACACACAGATTTGATTTCCTCTATTGAGAGAGCCGTTTCATCTTTGTAGTCGATATCTATGAAAAAGTTATACATCGGTGTTTTCTGTTCCACGACAAACAGTTTTTCACCCACCTTAATAGCTTCTATATATTTGTCATAGAAGTCATTCAATTTATCAAATGGCACGGAAAGGACGCCGCCGTCCATGAGCACATGTGATAGATTGGTTGCACCATTGATTTTTTGTGAAACACACCAATTTTTAAACATATTTATTTATGGGTCATCTTCTCTAAACCATTTCATACATGAAACATCCTGGAAGATCTTACTCTCAGATAATTCTTTTTTTATAACTAGAAGCTCATAAACCGTCTTCTCTTTATTTTCTTCTTTCCATTTCTCAATTTCTTCTTCACACATTCCACGGTTCTTGTCTAGTAGTTGCTCGATCTGCATTAAGATGAACGCCTTGGACTTCATTATTTAATAGAGAAGGTTTTTCTATTCAAAGAACTTATACACGCGTAGAATTCTGGATTCTTGATTATATTGTCAACAATCATTTTCCATCGTCTTCGTCCGTTGTATTCCTCGAGTGTATCAAAGCTCATAAAGTCGTTTTCGTCGTATGTCTTTTTATATGGTTGGTGTAATGCTTTTTTGACAGATGTTTTTTGTTTTTCTTCATAAAACTTCCGTGTAAATTCTTGTTGTTGAGACTTTGTGTAATTGACGAAGAATATAAAGACATTATACTCCAAATCAACCGTTGGACTTTCTTTATGTATAAACTTAAAATCCGTATACTGACCGCTTTTTAATGATATAACCCCTCGTGTTTCCTCCTCCAATTCCCGTAAAGCACAACGAATAGGGTTATAAATTTCCCTTCGCCTGCACCCCCCTGTAACGAAAATCCATTCCTTAAATCTCCAATCTCTTACTGTAAGAAACTTAGGCTTCCCCTCCGCAAAGCTGACTGGTATTGCTATCGCTTTGTACTTTTTCATTGCGCATTCGCAAGTTATAATAAGCCGATATGTTTATTCGACCATTTTTTCCTCTTCGGGGCTCAGTTCCGACAATTCGTCGTCATCTGGGCTCGTACCATCAATCCCGTTCAACTTGTCCATGACATCCTCCGAAAAATCCCTCAATTCATACAACTCCTCCTTGGTCTTATTCAGCTCACGGAGTAAGAAAATCACACCGACAACACAAACGACGGTTGCAAACATCATAATATTTTCGTGGTTAAGAGGAATCATTTATACTCTATCATCTCACTTTCTTTTTAAGCAATTGTACCCATCTTAGCTCTTCCTGAAGGAGGGCACTCGTAGGGACTCTGTCCAAACTGAACGGCTTGGTAATGCGTATTTTCACTCGTTTTATCTGTCGATGGTGAAGGTTGACCGATAAACTTTTCGAGTGTCCTGGATTTAGGATCGTACGTCAATACAAAAACGATGGCGAGAAAGAAGACAATAGTCCAAATCATTATTACTATTTAGTTAGAATATAAAAGACCACCCATACCATTCTCGATACGGAGAATGTTATAGTTCACGGCGTAGATATCCTTGGTTACCGAACGGTTATCGTTGACGATACGAGCGGAATCGAGACGGGAGAAGTTGAGGTTCCCGGTGGGTTGCAACTTACCAGTCTCGAGGCAGAAAGGGTAAGTGAAGAGCTTGGTTCCGGGAGTCGAGTTACCGTGGGAAGTGTGGTAGTAGAGAGGAACCGAGGTGTAGTTGGGGTTCGCAAACTTGAAGTCGGACACATCAGTGCCGTTAATTTGGAGCTTGAGCTTGTTGTCATCATTGAGGATGGAGAGGGCTGCGGAATCCGCCGACGCCAAGTACTTGACCGGGTGGTTGAAGTTGAGCTCCTGTGTTTTGGCACCCGAAGAGATCGCCTTTTGAACCTGGGTGATAAGCATGTTTTGGGGTTGGGAAGCAAACACGTCACGCTCCTGGGTATCGAGGTACGCGTAGTTGGCGTAGATGTCCCACTTTGAACCAGCAGCAGCAGCACCCCACGTGATTCGAAGCTCGACATCATGATACTGGAGTGAGATCAAGGGTAGAGCGGTCTGCCAGTTTTCACAGAAAGCGAATCGGAGGGGGTAGAAGCGTTCATTGGTGGAACCACCGTAGAGATCACCGGCCACTGACTTTGACGAAGAGGTCGCGGAAAGGGTGGGTGCAATGAGAGTGGAGTATGTAGAATCTTGTTCATCAACGAGTTGACCACCAATCAGGAGTTCAACCTTGGAAATTACAGTGGTCCAATCGGGAATTGTGTTACTCTTGAGACCGGTGTTGGGTACGAGGTAAACATAGTTGAGCATGTCACCCTTGCGCTCGAAGCGGACGGTGGACATACCATCGTTGGAGACGTTGCCTTGAATGACCTGACGCTCGACAGTTTGGGAGAAATTGGTGTGACGTTTGTAGGTGGACCTGAAGAAAGACACCTCGGGCTGACCGACGAGGTGCACATCCTGGGCTCCGACGGCTACGAGTTGGGCAATACCACCAGACATTTTATAATATAGTGAGAGTTTATTTTTAAGCTTGGATACCATAATTCGACGAACCTGAGAGATTCGTGGGAGAAGGGGGGGGGGACAAGTCCGTAGGACTTGGAACTTAGACAACATTCGCGGGCCAAATTGGGGGTGTGGGCCATGTGACTACCAATAGACCATTTCTGTCGTACGATGGTGGTGAAGTAACTGGTAAGTTTCTGAGGGCCTGTCTATATGTTTTCCACGCTTGACGTATTTCTGGCGACGGAAAGGGGTAGTCTTCTGTCATCAAGAAATCTGTCTGGTTGATACGTCTGTTGCGTTCTTGACGGAGTTTCCTGAGAGGTTTAGCTGTACGATATTCACGGAGTTTAGTCTCAAAATCATCCTTTGAAGGTTTTTCGTAGCCTTCTGGAAATATTATTGATTCATACGTATCCTCCGAATGCCATTCAGGTGGAATTATATCATAAGATCTTATAACCACACTAACATCCATAGTAGCTTCTAAAAATGAAGGATCCATTATTAGTATAGTATCACAATTTAAATTATCCAATTTTGTAGATATTGATGTTTCCCCAGCTCGGGTGAAGGTCAAGGTGGGCATTCGCTGTGCTTGCCGTATAAATTACATGTAAGTAATCTCCTTTTTTACATAAATGTGTCTGTTGAAAATGCCACGATTGATATACATCGTCTCGGTAGGGTGTGTGCATATCCATTGCGCTCCCAGCGTCTAATTGAGTACCAGCGCTATTGTATCTTCTAACTTCTACCCAACAATACCCCGCTTGGTTGATATTTGGGAAGGCCATAAAGTTACCATGTGTCATATATACACCATCTACGGGGCAAATGTATCTATTAGAACCGATCCAAGCACTCGACAATCCGGCTATTGCACTAAATTGTACATACAATAAACCCCCCGCGGTCGCCCCATTAGTACTCTGACCATTACGATTACCCCTAAACCAATATTGGTAATTATTCATATTTCCACCCACTGTCAAATCACCTGTAAATCCACCGGACCCCCTCACATCCAATTGGGCTTCAGGGACTTTCCCGATCCCGACGACCGTGTCGCTGATGACCATGGACCGCCCGGTTCGGCCGAGGTTGTAGAGTTTCTTGACCTCCGAGGCTTCGAGGGCGACGTTGTATATTTTGGGGTTTGAAAATTCCGTATTAGCTTGGAAGAAATGAGCACCACGATTATGATCTTTTCCTAAGGTTATTGTAGCATTAGTAATATCAATTGTCTCTGAGCCATTTCCTGATCCATAACTTGATAATGTAGCTTCAATTCCATTTACATATAATTTCTGGTTTGCTACCGTCGTACCCGTATACACTCCAACCACATGTCTCCAATCACCATAAGATGTATCTCCAACCGGGTCCGTGTAGATTGCATCACCACCGTAATGCCAAAATTGGAATTTTCCGTTACTTAACACTAAAAGTCCTGAATGGTGACCTACAGTGCCATAGTTACTACCCGATTTCCACATATTCACTAGGGAATAGTCTTGCGATACGTTATTTTTCTTGAACCATAAAGAAATCGTGTGTGCCTGATTTCCCGAAAATGATGATATCGGTCCCATTTGTACGTATGCACTTGTCGAGGGAGCCGCGCTACCAGCTGGTGTACCAGCTATATCAAACGCCTTATCAACCGCCGAGTAGGAGGCGGATCCATAAAACGCCCCATGATTCCCCTTCCCCGAGATATCTGTGGGTGAGGAATTGACGGTGGTATCGAAATCCACCACCAACTTCTCGGGTCTCGGGGTTTCCGTATCCACGTCGTACCGCGAAACGCGGGGAACATCGAGGGATCTCCCTAAAGTCAGCGAACCCTTATCGAGGGTCGTGGGACCGGGGGTGCCGAAGAATTTGATTTCACCTAACGTGAATGCGTAAGTATTCTGGCCATGAGTCACTACAAAACCGACTGCATTTAAGGGTTTTGTAGAATTTATGGTAAAATTGGGTGAAGGCACACCTCCATCTAACCAAAAGTTAGCTGTGGTTTTATCAGACCAACTGCCTACCTGGTCCCACGTCGTTCCCCCATCAGCACTTCCAAAAATTATACCAGATTTAGGTCCCGAATTTGCCTCACCATTTCTGGCCGTTAGTTGGAGGAATTTCATATCAACATGATACGGCAGCGTCATATACATCCATTCACCATTAACACCATTAGGTGCAACATCTGATCCGGTATATAAATTATTAGTTCCACCATATGTACTTACTACTGAATACCAGAAATCACCGACAGGTGCTTTTTTGTTAAACGCGTTCAGTATAGGTCCCGAGCTATGATGACCACTGTGTTTAATACAAAACACCCCATGGCCCTCTACCAACGTTTCGTAGCCCGTCAATCCCCTAGGAGGATACTCTTGAATCCGCTCATCTCCCGCGAGTTCCAATTGGCCCGAGGGTTCGGCGACCCCCACACCCAAGTGTCCCTTGTACAGGGTCACTTGGGACTTGGACCCCAAGAAATAATCTTTTTGGTAATCGTAGAGTTCCTTCGCTTGCCCGGCGTTCAGGGCCTTGGAGTAGAGACGGAAGTTCGCGATGGAACCGTCTAAATGTGTATTCCCAGCTGCAAATCCACCCAAACGAAGTGTTAAAGAAGTTGCCAGTGATAGGATAGTTCCGCCCACTCCACCACTAGATACATTACCACCGAAAGTATATGGTCTTCCATCAATATACGCAATCAAATTTGAATGTTTCCATCCACCCCCGGGGTACACGAGAGATATGTGATTCCATTGACCACTTGTGAAAGTATAGTCGATAGGAAAATCTAAAGTAAACGATGCAAAAATAATTTGATTAGAAGAATTCTTGTATAAAGCGACAGTTTGGTAGGGGGTTGTATTGTCTCCAAGTCTCAAAATATATTGATTACTGTCAAAATCGTCATTTTTTAACCAGAAACTAAATGTGAACGGGTTATCCCCACCGGGAATGGATAAACTTGTTTTCTCCATAAGTGAAGATGTCCCATTAAACACAAAAGCCCCGTCAGCTACCGTCACATCGGTCCCCGTACCACCATTTGTATTTGGAGAAAGATCCGTCACAGAAGTCACAGCTCCATTGGCCAAGTCCTTCGCATCATAGTAGACCTCCAACTGGGTCCCTGTGGTCGCCGGCACGTTGTACACGGACTTTAGGGTGGTGTCTAGGGAGGCGTCACCCTTTTCATAACCATAGAAACACACTTCACCCAACGCAACCCTATCACCATTCGTTCCACCTGTAACTTCTTCGATGATTAATCTGAAATAATTATAATATTTACTTGAACTGAATGCTCCTATGCTACTGGCATAGTAGTTTTGGGGGAACGATTGTAATCCCACAGCTGTAAAAGACTTTACAAGTTCCCAATTGGTACCATCTATACTTCCCGCCACTACACCTTTAGTTGGTGCACGAGGAGCTGCATACGTCGTACCACCATACATCATTGGTGCCAGTGCTACATCTTTGAGACAGATCGGTTTAGGTAATTTAAGTTGTACCCATTCACCTATAACGGCACCCGATACACCACTTACAGTTGTTGAAGCTGCACCAGATACAGTTGCGTCACCGGTACCAGTTGCGTAAAAAGCAGAAGATAACCAATTGTCCCAATCATCACCCCCTATGGTTCCATTGAAACACTTCCATGCATCATAAGTACTATCTCCAGAACTTCTACTCGCCACGTACCCACTCGCACTCAAATTATCATTCGCCGTCATAGCCACCTCCGGGTACTTTCTATAAGGTCTATCGTGGGGTCCCGTGTATTCGGTGACCACGTTGGAATCTACGGAGATTGAGCTTACATTAGAGACTCTATTGAAGTGCATGTTCCCACGGATATCGAGGGTTTCTTTGGGGGAGTGCACACCCACGCCTAGGTTACCACCTATGAACGCGATGTTACTCGTTTTATCGGAGATGAATCGTCCGTTAACGATCCGAAGGTTTTTGAAGGCTGAATTACTGGCATTCAACTCTATGAAAAGGTTCACGAAAGCTGAACCAGTTGCGCTCACAACACGTGAGGCAACTCCGAGACCTTGGTTGAAACCATCAGTTTCTTTGTGGTACAGGTACCGAGTTCCATTTATTGAGACGGAGATCACACCCCTTTCAAAGAAGATATTGACCTTTCGGTAGGCACCAACGATAGTGGGGATCGTAGCCGCTCCACCACCGAGGGCACTTCCATTGTCATACCTTAGAGTCATGGTGGTATCCTTGAACGTTAGGTTGTATCCCTGTGCGTTTGAAGCTGAATTTTCATTATAAAAGTTAAAATCTATATATTTTCCTGTATGACCCTTAACTTCAAATTCAGCGACCCAAGTTGTAGGTAACTTGAGACCCCACTTATGATTTATAGCGTACGTTGTATTTTCAGTTATGAGTAGGTCATTTTTAATAATGTTCTGGAGACCCTGGTTCAGACCTGAGGTTTCAGCAACTTCAAGTTTTCCCACTCGAAGTGTTGCATTCCCAATGTCCAGAATGCCTGCTGGTGGTTCGAATGACATTTAATATAAGAGAGGAAAAGAATTCATTACCAAACGACGAAGTCGTTCCTTAAATGAGACTTGTTACAAACTGGGTCACAATTTGTAAGAAGGGGGGGAGGGTCAAGTGCGAAGCACTTGGAACGAGTGACGGAGTCACTCAGAACCCGAAACGAGCGTATAGAACCCCTGTGAATTAGAAGTAATCATCTCTGGGACCGTCTCAGCGACATACCCTTCGCGCTCTTCTAGGGACTTTGCAGCATATTCTTGGACCGAAATTTCAAAGTATCCACTTGGAACGTGTTTCCGGAAAACTGTGAAGGAAGGTCGGGTGGTCACGAGATTTGAGTAAGCATTCGAGTCTATGTTTGAGTAGGTCACAACATTAGAAACCACGAGATTCGAGTAATGTGTGATCACCTTGATATAGTGGTGGGGACTATCCGTGGTCGTGACGTTAGAGTATTCAGTCACTGGGGTAAATCCACCCTGTTGATCGGGAGTCAATTCATTATAGGCATTCGATGAAATGTTGGAGAATACATTGATTTCATTATAGACCATGAGATTCGAGTAGTACCCCACGCTATTCGAGGAGTAGTAGTTACACTCCAAGTAATTGGCCTGGTCGTCCACTGTGAGGCTGGAGTACTCAGCCACAGTGACATTCGAAACCACGTTGGACTGAACGATACTCACGAGATTCGAGTAGTACGACATTTATTATAAGGGGAGGAAAGAATTCATGGTAGAACGATAAAATTGTTACTACGATGAGACTGGGGGGGGGGCAATCAACTGAGTCCATTGGTGTATTTAGCCACAATGGTACGTGCACCCAACAAAGGCTGCCTTGTGGACATGGTTGGCTTCGTCCGTCCCCACACCTGAAGCATCGAGGTACCTGATTTTATAAGCCTTTTCGGTTTCTGTTGGGTGGTCTTCCCATTGGATCTGATCGTGCTCATCGAGGACGTTTTCACCTGTTTCATCTTTTTTGATAATTTGTATAGGTTGGGTCGCCGGGTTGAAATCACAATCCATGGTGATCTTGGCGACCGTGTAGTTCATGAGACCGGCACCTTCCTGCTTTTGACCGTACCCTACCACATTAGATGTTGTTATGTAGTCACCAGATTCGAGCGAACCGTTGATATTTGTGACCCAAATGGCACCTTCACCTACGGAGTTGATGTAGATGCGAGTGTCACCCTTTTCTTTGTCGAAGGGGGTTATGAAACTGCCATACGCATCGCTTCTCTGTTCGGGGTCTTCAGAAGCTGAAATGACACCGAAACACTTCTTATCCGTCACGACATTCGAGAGGGAGACGACTGGAAGTGATTCATTTATCATAATAGCATTTGAACCTGTTTCAATACCACCACTGATCTTAATGTATTTGTTTTGATCTGAAGAGACGATGAGACCTTCTAGGTCACCCGCTTGGGAAAATGGTACATCTTTGATGAATGTTCTGTGTTGTCCAGTGAAATCGAGTGGGTTATTACTATTAGATGATTGAATATATGCAGAGTTTTTACCTCTGTGTGAGAATAATAAACTACCATTACCCACAGCCTGAGCAGCTATATTCCAATAACCAGAACCTGTTGTTAGACCAGTTTCTCCTGCTAGTGTTAATAACAAACCATTCATATTTGCTGGGTCACCTTCAGTTCCCCAATTTCCAGACGCCGCTTGGTGTATAACTAAACCTGGACCAATAAAGGGTGTTTCCCCCCTCACATCCAAAGCCCCCCTAGGCTGGGAGGTGCCGATCCCCAACCTCCCGTTCTTGAGGGTCATCCCCAACACCCCGTGCCCGAAATACTCTTTCTGGTAGGCATAGAGTTGGTAGATCTCGTCGGAGGTCAAGGCCCGGTTGAAGATGCGGAAGTTCGCGATGGAACCGTCGAATGCAGACGTAGTGGCACTACCGTCGGGTGTATATCGACCGATATCTAAATTGTTAGTGGATATAGCCAAAACACCCGTGCTTCCAGAGTGTGTTCCTATTAGTTTAACATTGTCGAGGTAAATTTCTCTTCCATTTTGACCCCCAAGGCCATTATACGTTCCCGCTAAATGATACCATTTACCATTTACTATTGTGGGGTATATCTGAAAATTATTTCCTCCGAATGTATAATTAATTCGATCAGACTCCACAAAGAGTTCGATCTTGGTATTAGTGCCATTAGCCCCAACAAAAAAGAGAGCGTCACCACTTCCTGCTGTCAAACTATTTGGTTTAAACCACAAAGAAAAACTGTGAAGGTAATTTCCACTCATGGGTGTACTCGTAGATAAATATTGGTTATCAGTTTTATTAAAAGTAAACGCCTTATACGTAGAGTCAAAACCAACACCACCAGCACTGGGTGTCCCGGTGTGATTATTTCCACTTTTATCTGTCACAGTCGTCGGCATCTGTGTATAGTCTTGCCCATCATAGTAGACCTCCAACCAATCCGTGTTGGGAACGTTAGGGATTGACTTTATGGTCACATCCACTCCGTGAGCTTCGGGGTCGGTCTCGGGGGTGCCGAAATAGCTGATTTCACCAATCATCATAGCATCAATTGTACTTGGGCTATTATCACCTGGCACAAAAGCACTTCCACCAGAAGCCTTGGAAACCACGATAGCAAGATATTTATACGGGGTCGCACCCGACTCAAGTTGGTAATAATTACCAACTGCATAAGATGGTGTCGCTCCCGTGACAGTTAAAAGTGTATACCAATCAGAATTGTTATTTGAACCATATATTTTAAAGTTGCCGGGTGCTTTAAATACGTGTGACTGGCGTGCTGAAATATACACAGAACTCATTATAATTTTATGTGGAAGTTCAAGTATCAGATATTCACCATAATCTGTAGTTGGAGAAAGACGTTTTGCTGATGCATGTGAGGTGTTGTATACACCACCCGCGGCACCACTTGTTGTTGAGTATATACCAAAACCAGCAGCCCAATACAAAACGCCATTATCGAAAGGCGCGAACGCTTTCCATCCAGCTGTACCATAATGAGCGTCGGAATCAGTCACCACATACCCATCTTGAGAGTAACCAGTCAAAGCCACCCTCGGATACTTAATGAGCTTCTTGGATCGGTCGAAACATGTCACGACATTGGAATTTGCCCGGATTTCTGTGTAGTCCCCCTTCATGTTGATAATTCCCGTACTTTCGAGTTGGGGGGCTGTGACCTTCTTGGTGATGGTCAATGTCCCATCATGGAGGGTACTCGACCCCTGCTTCCGGATCCCGTAGAGTTTGACCTCCTTGAGTTGGGTGAACGCATCCGCGACGATCGCGTGGTACTTGTAATAGTTGGGGTTATCCAAATTCTTAAACTCTAGGCTGTCATCGTGGCCAAACGCGAGTCCCGCGACATTCGAAGTTGCCTCTTCACGGGTAGGACCACTTACGATCTTGGTCCAGTTCACATCATCATTACTTCCCCAAATACTCTTGATGTTCGAGGGCATGTTCCAAACGCGGGCGCGACCAGAGTCGCTTCCGGCAGAACCATTGTACCCCCATTCACCCCCAACTATTGTCGACCCGTCTCTGGAGATGGCTAAACCAAATGCCTCAGCATCACCATAACCTAATTGACTATCACCACCCGAGGTACCATAGGCACCAATAATTGCATATGGTTGTCTTAGCAGCCAAGAAGTACCCGTGTATTCAAAGGTAAACAATTGTCCTTGGTTCGTACCTTCTAACGGTGCACTAACGATAAGTCTTTTACCATCACCTGACATGGCTACCATAGCCCCAAACGCATCATCGGTGGCCTCTACATCATTCAAGGTTGCTTTTAGAACCCACGCCGAACTTTCGTAGTGGTATACCCTCACTACACCATTACCGTCATTTAAAGCTCCATCGGCTACGTCGGCAGTTTTATGACCAATCGCCACTACGTTGCCATCATTCGAAATATCTACTGCCTGCCAACCCTCGTCGCCAACGAAGTTGAGAGTAGAACCTTTTTGGGCCCACGCGGAACCATTCCATTGGTACACTTTTACATAGGGATGTGGGTCTTCGTCTGTGGCTATAATTAAATGGTTACCATCTTCTGACATACTTATACGACCCCCGAATCGCTCATTGGCGGCTCCACCCACTAGATTAGAACCCTTTTGAGACCATGCACCATTAGCGTGTGTGTATACCTGAACCCTACCTGCATCAGCGAATCCAGTATCATCCCCAAACTCCCCCATAACAATGGTTTTACCATCATACGAAAGTTTCACACCTCCTAAACCCATGCGGTCAGAGGCTGACTCACCTACGAAGACGTCGACCAGACCAGATGCCACCGATGTAAGTGCGCCCGAATCAGGTAAAACGGTCCATGTAGCTCCCGCAAGGTAAAACACCCGAACAGTACCTGACTGACTACCTGCACCACCATTCTCGTACGGTGCAGCTACAGCTATAATGGTACCATCACCTGAAATGGCTACATTTTGACCGAAATTATTTCCCGTGGCGGGACCCGTGAGTATATTACCAACTTGGGTCCACGTAGTGCCATTCCAATCGTACACGATCACTTTACCTTGGCTACTATTGAAGGTTCTCCCTCCTACGATTATACGGGTACCGTCATGGTTACATGCGACTGCGCGTCCTAATTGCCCCCCCGAGTCTGGACCATCTATACCATCTCCCACCTGGTTCCAGTCAGGTTTCGAATCAATCTCAGCCTTCTTGAGACTCATGGATTCGGGGGTTTCCATCTTGAGCCATGCCCCGAAATCAACCTCTTCGGAGACTCGGGTATTCCTCGTGGGTGTGGAAGACCAACACGTTGAAGTGAGTCCGTCGAAAGCACTGAACCCAGACCCACTTGATCCGCCTCCACCTCCACCTCCACCCCCACCTCCATACCCACCTCCACCCGAAGATCCCGAAGACCCCGAAGATCCAGCTGAACTTATCTTAATACATCCTTCACCTTCAATAAACGAATAATCAGCCGATAAATTCGAAGATGGGAACTTTGCCACAGCGTTGGGTTCATCCACCACCGTCAAAGCGCCTTCAGGTTCAGTCGTGCCCACACCTACGCGACCCTTGTAGAAGGTCATCGAGGATTTCTTGTGCCCGAACGCATCCTTTTGCGCATCGTAAATCTCTTGGATCCGCTCGTCACCCAAGTACTGGTCGTAGACCCTAAAGTTCGCCACCTTACCCGCGAAGGGACCACCCACGATCAAAGGGGTGCCGGTGTTTTCTTGGGTGCCGATAAGTTGCCAATCATTTACAATTGCATGAGATAACGCCGCACTGCTATTAACTTTAACAAGAACGTATGCAAAATATTTATACGCCACGGGACTACTCGCAGTCGAAACTGCCCAAGTTTTACCAGTCGCGTTATTTGGAATTCCAGAACTACTACTCGCATACGTATCATCAACTACCACCCAACCACCAGATGAAGATGGGTCGTTTGTACCATAAATAATTAAGTAATCGGGTGGGTGACCCGTTGCTGGGGCTGTGTCATAAGAGACGACCTTAGTTGATGTCACTTTAATTTTATGAGGCATTTCAATATATAACCATTCACCGTTACTCGTAGCAGAACCACCCGTACCAAGATTTGTTTTCAGATTCATAGCACCAGATGTTTTATATCCACCAGCGCCCGACCCGCCAGCACCGGTTCCATATGAGTTATACCCACCAACCCAAACGGTACCTGTCGCTATATGTGTCTCTCCATTAAAAGCGGCATACGGAGGGTAACTTCCAATCGAGCTACTTGCCTTAATTACGTACCCCCTTTTACTGTACTCGGGTGCGGATGTAGGTGAAGTGTACCCGTCACCCGTTCCATTTTTAGTTAGAATGTGTGGATACGCGAGCACCCGCGTCGGCTCGGGGAATCGGGTCAGGTCGCCTTCCTTGTGGCCGTAGAATTTGATTTCGCCCATCGCCACGTGTCTATTGGCATCCGCATTTTTACTACTCCATATGAATACGAAATACTTAAACGCGGAATTTTTATACGTACCCGTTGGTACAACGCTACCAGCCGTGAGACCGTTCCCCGCTGCAAGACCAGATACTTTCTGTATCTGGTACCAATTTATATCATCGTTACTTCCCAAGATTGCATAATTTCTCCACGATTGTGAACCATTGGTGGGATAAGGTGTTATTCCAAAATACCCAGCCTTAAGTTTGTGTGGCATTTTGATTTTTATCCATTCTCCCTGTTCTACATTGCCATCTACGTCGGTATGTGATTCACTTCCATTATAAGAACCATTTGTATTATATTTAGTATCCGCGCATACCCAACGATACGGATCATCGGGATTTGTATTGTTGTCAAATGCAAGATATGGATGAAAATTGGCTGCATATAAACTACTCGCACTCGCCACATACCCTCCCTGTGAGTACCCCGTCATCGCGAAGGGTGGGTAGTCCGCGAAAGTATCCGTAACCTTCTCGTCCGCAACCTTCCGTCCATCCACGTAGGTCACTTTGGACCCACCTTCACCTTGGTACGCATAGGTCACGTTGTGCCAGGTATTCGCGGAAATTTGGGTATCATCAACCCGAACAAGGGCTTTATCGTACCCCGACCCTATACTGAAGAGCTGTTGGGTCAAGGTATTCGCATCCAGATTCGAGGCGTTGATCCAAGTGGAGACTGTGTGTGGGGCATCACCCTCGAAACCAAGGGAACCCGTGGTCACGTTACTTTGCGTAGAGCCGTTGAGGGTCCAGCAATTGTTTGTCGCATCGAAGACTACGTTGTTTGGGGTGATAGATTTAGCTGAACCACTCACAAGATACTTGGGGACGTTTCCAGAAGCTGGGTCCTTCCCATCGAAATACATCACGTAATTGTTTGACCGAACGGAGTTGAACGTAGACTTTAGGGTCGTGTCTAGGGAACTGTCACCGGGAGGTGCGGGCTCTTCGCGGCCGTAGTATTCTATTTCTTGAACACCTACAATGGTACTTCCATTTGTTTTAGTAAAAACGATACCGAAATGTTTAAAGTGAGTTGTGTGACTAATATCAAAGACTCCCCATGTTCCGTTGTTGACCCAATCTGTATTTTGGTGGTAAAGTTCAACTATTTCTGATGAAAAATTATCATTACTTCCGAAAATCTTAAATTGTGCGGGACTTTGAGCGTTACCCGCACCACCACCTTGATATGTACGCGGGAATATACGAACTTCTTTAGGTTTGATTTTATATGGTAATTCTAATTTAACAAATTCACCGTACGTTGTACCTATACCGTTCGTTGTACCAACGTAAAAACCACCCGAGGCGGGGTATGTAGAGACGGCAGAAGTCCATAAAACACCAGCCGCACCAGCTTCAATATCTTGAAGCACGTCATTAAAAGTATGATACGCCGCGTAACTCACAGCATATTGAGTACTCGCCGTAACTGTATACCCCGCTTGTGTGTACGTGTTGGTTGAGTCATTCCCATCCAATTTAGAAGCATCAAAAGAAATCTCGGGATACTTCTTGAGAGGCATCTCCTTCGGCTCCCTCCCATGAGGCCCCGTGTATTCGGCGACCACATTGGAGTCCACCTTCACCTGGGTGTTTGAGGTGAAACTGATATTCCCACCGATCTCGATGTTCGAGGAAGTCACGAAACCTGTGGCAGCATTTGCGAATTGAATGATATTGGAAGTTGTGTTCCCCACGTTAGAAACGGCACCCAAATCGAAGGTTGGGTTGATGGCAAGATTCCCGATTTTGATCCCCGTAGCAACCACGTTTCCTGACACTATCACAGGATCCACGGAAGTGGCATCAATATGAAATTTGGTACCTACTGAAAAATTCATAGTAGCCGCCGTATTCGCCACGGTTAACCGACTCGTCGCTTCTACCTGTGACGACCTAAGTGTAGCATTGGTCACGTCAAGAAACCCGATCGGGGATGCGATAGGCATTTATTATAGGATGAGGTTTTTTTAAATGAAAAAGTCCGAACGGCTTACAAACTGGGTCACAATTTGTAAGAAGTTTGTTTTGAGGGTCAGTCGCGAAGCGACTGGAACGAGGGTTTATGAACCCGGAACGGTCGGCCACACAACACCAGTGAGGTTTCCGCCCGCGTCTAGGATGGGTCGAGCTATCATAGGAAAGTCCCTGAGGGCTTGGCGGTACTCTTTCCAATCTTGAATATCTTTTTCCAAACTATGTGGATAATCTGAGGTCATGTATTTATCACTCTTATCGAGGAGAACGTTGCGTTCCTCCCGAAACTTTTTGATCGCCTCGACGTTCGTGAGTTTGTATAGTGTATATTCATAACCGATATTATCCGTGGGTTTTACTATATTTTCAAAAACTACACTATCCCACGTGGTACCGTCGGAAGTATAAGGTTCGCCCGGAAACACTTTTTCTAATACTTGGGAGAGCATATACTTTACCCATATATTAATTTAAGGTTATGATAACTTTACCCATTTGGGGGGTACCAGCCTTCGCGATGAGGTCTTGTCCAAATGTAACAGTTCCCGAGATCCCGTTATTTCTCGTGGAACCACCATAACCAGGACTTGCGCTGTAACTGACCGCCGCTCGTCCACCCACATACCCACCCCCACCAGCACCAGCATGTGCACCAGAACCACCACCGCCACCAAATCCACCTACGTTGTTATAGGAGACATTGTTATATGCGTAGTTTCCTCCTGTTGCGCCATTGTATGGGTTCTTACCACCTGACGGACCTGGAGTGCCTGCACCGGCACCATTTATACCGTATGAAGCCCCACCACCCGATTGGTAATCGGTGTCAGTGACCGCCGCCGTTCCTGGTGGTGTCACAAGAGCAGCTTGTGTGACGCCCGATCCGTCATCGGTCCCACCCGCATGAGAAAGGGTTTCGTTTATGGTATAATATGGGCTGTTGCCCCCAGCACCACCCGCGACAAGGTATAAACTAGATGGTGTGGCTCCTGAGCCTCCATAATCCTCCTTGAGAACCCATGAAGCCCCAGCACCACCAGCGGCATCGGAACCTACATTTGCAAGTGAAGTGTCGTATTGACCGACAATAATACACAATTTGTCCCCTTTCGTCAAATTAAAGTTACCTTGAGTCCAGGCACCGCGCCCAATCCTGGTGGGCAATATAAGCGACGTCGCACCCCATGCCTTGATTGTATACGTCGCCGTCTTAGGTATAGTCCAAAGTTGGAACCCCTGTTTCCCAGATATTTCATTAAAGTACGAAGTATTGTTATACCATGTTGTTGAATTATATGCAGTTTTCATTTGGGCGAACGTAGGACCAAATCGTCCGTCAGCAGCAGCGTTCGTGAACGTATGTGAGGTAAATGAGTAGAGTTCCGCTGACCCCACGATATTGATTGCTCTATCTGTGAACAGTCCGGTGCTATTATCAGTCAATCGGAATGTTACACTCGTTGTAGCCACTGCCGCAATTTGACCTGTTATCGCACCTGTACTCCCTGTAAGGACGAGAGGTGATGGTAAGGCGTTACTCCCGGGTGCTACAGAGAACGTCCTATTGGAACCACTACCACCATCTGTACCTACGAGTGTTTGAGTCGTGGACGCACTAGTATCGAAAAGCAGGGTCGCACCAGCCGCGGGGGAAGTCCATCCAACCGGAAACCCTATCTTGGCAGTACTGGTCCCGCTCAGACCTGATGTACTGTTAATCCTAACTTTATAGGGTTGTTGGGTGAGATCCCAAGATCCCGTTTTACCAAAAAATTGTATATTGTTGAGTTGAATAAACCTATTGCTCGACCCGGCCCTCTTTGACTTTATTACCACTCTGAAATATTTGAATGCTTTCGTCGACCCCGTGGATGGTGTTGTGACATCTGTGGACAGGGAACTTGCGCTCCCAGCATGAAGCGTTGTCCAAATCGTAGTGTCGTTGCTCCCTAATATAACAAACACCCCATATGCAGACGCAACTGCAGGCGAGCCTATTATAGCACGAGTTAGTATAACTGCGGTGGGTATTTGTAACTGTACCCAATGACCACGATGTGATGTTCCGTCGAATGTTTGAGTATATGGAGCATCAAGTCCCGGTAAGTAGCCTGAATCAGGGTAACCGACGGTAGAATAGCCTACGAGGATGCTATCAGCGTTCATGGTCCAGTAGTCACTCACGTCTGCCACAACATCATTAAATACCTTCCACCCGTACTCGTTAAAGTACGAGGTAGTCGCTATGTACCCCGAGATAGAAGTATTAGTTGTCATCGCACTAGGTGGAAACTCCGTCACGGGCGTTCGCGACCCCAGTTTAAAGGTTACTTGTGTCCCGGCGGCGTTCGGTGCGGTCGCATCGACAACACTATACAAACTTCCATCGACACCTTCCAATTGTACCGTCGATCCACTGACAATACCCGTACCCGTCGCCGTGAATACCTGGGTTTCTGCGTCTACTTCCTCTACTGTCGTTATCTCATTATAAGCGACATGGACCGAGCCAGTCGCCCACCCCGACACCCCACCACCAACGTAATCGGTATTGCTCCCACCGGCAATGTAGAGCCCATCCGAAGAGACAGCGACCGAGATCCCTAACCGGTTATCTGTTCCACTTCCAGAGTCACCCGGATCCGGGTCGAGATGACTATAATAGTGGGTCCACGCTGCTCCGACCCTCTTGTACACTTGTATCGAGCCGGGATAACCGGTTCTGGGTACCCCAACGGCAGCGTAGTCCCCATCCCCAGAAATGGCGACCGAGTAGCCGAAAAGGTCGTCCGACGATGGGGACGGGTGGAGCAGCTTAGCCTGGTAGCTCCATCCAGTTCCGGCCCTGATAAAGATATAGGCCGAGCCGTCTCCGGCGACCGCAGTGTCATCCCCATACGCCCCAACGATCGCATAGAGCCCATCCTTAGAGATGGCGACCGCGAAGCCGAACTTATTTGACGTCGCTGGGACGACCGGTTCGAAGAGCTGCGCCTGGTGGGTCCATGAGGTCCCATCCCGGATGTATATCTGGGCCGATCCCTGCGAGTATACCCCCTCGGTATCGTTCCACGACCCAGCGATGGCGTAGACCCCGTCCCCAGAGATGGCGCAGGCTTCGCCAAACCAGTCGTCCGCCGCTGTGAGCGGGTGGAGGATCTGAGCCTGCCACGTCCATGAGGTCCCATTCCTCACAAATACCTGGACTGAACCGGCGTTGCTCCCCGACACCCAAGAGCCCTCATCGTACCTTGCCCCAGAGATAACGTGTGTCCCGTCAGAAGAGATGGAGACCGAGTAGCCGAGATGATCCTCGGCCGCCGGGGTCGGGTGGACGAGCTCCGCCTGCCACGCCCACGAGGTCCCATCCCGGATGTATACCTGGACTGAACCGCTATCAGCGACCCCTGGGTCATCGACATGGACACCACAGGCGGCATAGAGCCCATCCCCAGAAATGGAGACCGCTCGACCGAATTGATCTGACGCCGTCGGGGTCGGGTGGAGGAGCTCCGCCTGCCACGCCCACGAGGTCCCATCCCGGATGTATACCTGGGCCGAACCGGCCGCGGAGGCCCCGGCGGGGTCATCGCCGCCACAACCAACGATGAGATAGGTTCCGTCAGAAGAGAAGGAGAGTCCATGTTGGTTACCGAATTCATCACTCGCCGTCGGGGTCGGGTGTAGGATCTCAGCCTGGTATGCAATTGTACGCACTTCTGTTGCACCAATAACAACCGTGGTTAACGGTGAAATACTCGTGACCGTGGGTGGTTGGGCGATAGAGGCCCACCCCACTGCCGTGTACGCTTCCATAAACCCATTTGTTGTGTTATACCGAAACGTACCTGGAGGTGCATACGTCGGTCTCTGGGCGGTCGTCCCACCTGTGACCACGAGGTCTCTAGACATGATACGACCAGAAACCTCTAATTCTGCCGTGGGAGAGATACTTATCGTAGCCCCCATACCAGCGTGGTTTGTACAGAAATAGTAAAGTGTTGTGGGGGAATCTGCGGAGACCGCAAATGTTCTCGTGGCTGTACCTCCATAACCATATACTCCTAAATTCGTTATACCTGTAGTATATTCACTACCAGTGGCAGTTGTTGAAAATCTAAGTGGGTGACCCGAAAGAGTCGTACTAGATACGTCAAATATATACGTATGGTTTTGCTCTAATTGCAGAGAAGATTGTAGTACACCGTTGATAAAGTATTTATTAACATTACTGGCATTTTCAGCGACTGTGAACACGAATGTCTTTGTGGGAGCGCGCCGTTTGTCAACACCTTTTCCTCCATCGACGGAGATGGATTCTGTGAAAAGATTCCAATCTTGGATGGCGACGTTGGAGCTGTTACCCGCAGCCTTTGTGGCAACGAGGGCATACTTCTTGAAGTCCTCGGGTGTATTGATTGAAATTGTTTGGACGTTTGAATTTGTCACTGGGTTACGATCCTTCCAGTATCCAATGTCTGTCCACGTAACACTATCATTTGTCGCGTAGATATTCGCCGAAGCAGGGAACTGTGCAGCTGTTAGAGGAGTCAATTTCATGTGTCTCAATCTGGATTTATACGGGAACTCGATAGCGAGCCAGTCACCAAACTGTGTGGGGTGGGTGTTTGAAAGTTGTGTAAAATTTGTTTCGTGAAACACATTGGATCCACCAATGTATCCACCCGCTACACCACCACTCACCCAAGCATTCGCAGTACCATCAAATGCGTTGAATGTATTAGAGTATGTAGCTAAGTTTGAAGTTGTGAGGGTATACGACCCATTATACGCGTTTGAGACGTTTGAGAAGATATTCGAAGGAGGTTGTTCAGAAACCATAGCGAATTTATTCATGAAAGATCCACCAGAGTCTGTGAGTTCACCGGTAGCTTGGTCGTATGTTACGAGATTGGAAGCCACATCAGCAATACGAAGTGTGTCCACGAAAACATTTGTATCAAACTTGAGACGACCACCAATCTCGATGTTCGAAGTTACATCCAGACCTTTTGTAGCGTTTGTAATAATTACTTGTCCTGCGACGTGGATATTGGAATCCGAAACAAGACCTGTGGTTGGATGTTGAAATTGTACGACTTGAGTTGTGCCATTACTTACAAGAGCTACATGATTTAGACCATGTGCCGCTTGAACTGAAAAATCCCCGATATTAAGATTACTGACAGCAACATTTCCGTGAACTGTTAAAACATTTCCAGATGTACCGATTGTATCGTTGACAAACAGATTTGAACCGATACTTAGGGTGTTGAAACCGGGGTTAGTGTTTTGAATACCAACATTACTTGAAGTTACAAAACCTATACCTTTATATCCAGGGATGTCTAGATTTGAATCAAAGCGAACAACATTAACTGAAATATTACCTTGATCTACAATTGCTTGTAAATTTGTCGCAATGTTGGAAAGAAGACCACCATCACCTTCGAAACGCGTGGCATTAATCCTGCCTTTTACTACCATTGTGGGTGTAGATGTTGACGCGAATTCGGAAGCATTATTATCAAAGTACACGTTACTACCAATACTCAGCGTGTGACCGGGATTTGTGTTCTGAATACCAACATTACTTGTAGTTACTAGACCAACACCCTTATAAATACTCCCCGCACCCGAATTAAATTGGAGGACGTTAGATGTAGTATTTCCCTGTTCTACAATAGCAGAGAGGGTTGTAGCGATATTCGAAAGAAGACCACCATCACCAACAAAAAAGTCAGATTTAATCTTTGCGTCATCATCTGAATTATGTACTGTCAAAATGTGGGTAGCTACATCATTAGCGACTAAATTGGCACCGACATAAAATTCTTCTAAAACTTCTACTTCACCAGTAAATGTCTGAATATTAGTCTTTACCATTTGTTATTAACTTACAATTTTTTTACGGATGAAAATCTTATACACTTGGAATGTATATAAGATTTTGTTTTTTTGATACTACCGACTATTTCTAATATCCAAATGTATGGGTAAGATCGGGTGTGGGTGCTGTATCAATTATAGATACAACCTTACCATCTGGATTTGATGACATGTACTCTATGAAAATATCATAGCTATCCTGAGCGTCAAGTGCATTACTCGCGGTCAGTGTAATTTTATTACCTGTTGTCACAACCGTTGGACTCCAAGGATTTGTATTTGTTTGGTCCCCGAATATATTCTTAGTCCCAATAGCTATATTCTTTGTGGGTGTTTGACCATTCTTTCTACCACCTGAAACTTCTAGAATAATTGTACTCAAGTCTTCGTCAGCATCTATAAGTTGAGCTGTAATCTTTGCATAAAAGATATTTGAAGTAAAGTTTATATCGATCGAGGGTATAAACCCTGATACTACTGTTCTTGAATGACTATACACCTTCTTAATAACGCCACCCATATTCGTGATAAGTCCACCAGATACTGTCAGGTTCGATGACACAAATGCATTACCAACGACATGCAGATTGGAATTCGGTGTCGCGGTCCCCAAACCCACGCTCGCCTCTGATGCGTCAA